AGAGCGTGGTCGAAATTTGGAAGTAAGGTTAAATAATGGGAAAACACTTAGATAAAATGAAGAGGGCTTTGGTACAAAGACAAGCAGCAACATATACAAGCGGTCAAAAGAAGCCTGGCTCAATGAATATTAAAAAAACTGGATATAGAGGACAAAAGGCTCAAGGCCCTAAATAATGCTTAATGATATATGTGAATGGAATAATTGCGGTAAAAAGGCAAATAGAATAGCCGCAAAACCAGGTGGGATGATCATTGATATCTGTGATGAGTGCTGGCATAACTACTACAGGTCCTAATCAACTAAATGCTATAATAGACTCATAAGCAGAATACTAGTCCTGCTTAAATAAATAACCTATAGGAGTACAAAATGACAGACGGATTGAATTTAACAGGATTTAACGAAGTAAAACCAGCGGTACAGCACACAATTGGAGAGCAGTACGCTGCCGATCCATCAGCAGCATTCCCTGCATCAGATGTATCTAACCAGCCATCAGCACAAGGCCCAAAGTAAAAATGGATCTATTTAATAAAGAAGAAGTAACTGCTCCATCAATTGAAGCAGCTATTGCCGAGGCTGTAAAGCCAGCAGCACCAACACCTGCACCAGTAAAGTTTGGCGCAGAGTGCACAAGAGACACAAGAGGCGATGCCGATTGTGCCGTTAAAGATTGCGAGAACTGCAACTAATGTGTTACGAATGCGGATGCGAAACAACGGGAAGCACCCTAGGAGTAACTCCAGTTACCATTATAGATGTTTCAAGAGATGGTGAATCAGGCCTAACTTTAGGCATGGTTTCAACACCAGAGCAGACAAGACAATTTATAAATGAGTAATAGTTTTAAAAAAGAAGATGGTACTGGTATGGTGCCACCAGATAATGCTGGTGCGCCAGCTGGTGCCGTAACAAGTGCTAGGACGCCAAAGAGATACCCAAGACAAGGCTTAAAGATTGATACTAATAAACATGGCATTAGAAGAGAAACAAGTTTAATTCCAAAACCTACTAAAAAATCGGGTAGAAAAAAAGTATAGCAAGTCATTGATATCATGCCCTACATATAGTATAATACTTATGTAGGGTATGATGTTTATAAACAGAAAGAAGAAAATGATTATTCAAGTAATTGGTCTCCCAGGTTCTGGAAAGACTACATTTGCAAAAGAGCTTTCTGATAGAATTAATGCTGTTCATTTAAATGCAGATGCAATAAGGGCAGAACTAAATAAAGATTTGGGATTTAGCCCAAAAGACAGACTAGAGCAGGCTCGCAGAATGGGCGCATTGTCTAGATTATTATCTGATCAAGGATATCATGTGGTTGTAGATTTTGTTAATCCCACAGCAGAAACAAGAGCGTCTTTTGGTAACCCAGACAAAGTAGTTTGGATGAATAGAAAACCAGTTAGAGATTTTCCAGATACAACAGCTATGTGGGAAATGCCAGCAAACCCAAATTTAACATTTGATGACAGAACAGAATACACAGATGCAGCAAGAATTGCATGCATTGATTTTCAAGTGCATGACTGGCGTCAGCCGACTACATTAATGTTGGGAAGATACCAACCTTGGCACGAAGGACACCACGCTTTATATCAAGAGGCGAAAAATAGAACCAGTCAAATAATGCTTGGGGTTAGAAATACATATAAGACTAGCGAAAAAGATCCTTTAGATTTTGAACAAGTAAAGGGTTATATTGAACAGGATTCAGTAATGGATAAAGCAATGGTTGTCAAGATGCCAAACATTACAAACATAGTTTATGGACGAGATGTAGGGTATAAAATTGAGCAGGTATCGTTAGGAGCAGAAATTGAAGCTATTAGTGCTACTGAAAAACGCAAGCAAATGGGTCTTTAAGCAAATGGAAGATTCTGGTCGCATAATGAATGAAGCAGAAGAGCGACTATATTTTAAGGATAAAGATGAACGTAAGTAAACAAAGATCAGCAGTAAAAGCTATTGTTTGGCGCTGCATTGGCACAGCAGATACGTTTATTATATCTTGGGTCATAACTAAAGAGCCTGTCACAGCAGGCGCTATTGCAAGTTTTGAGGTATTTACAAAAACAATTCTTTATTACTTACATGAGCGTGGTTGGAATAAAGTTAAATGGGGACGCAATGTGTAGAAATTGCGGAGACTGTAGAAAACAGCACACATTAACAATTGATGATGCAATAGATGCAATAGAAGATAGCCCTATAGTATAATAGTATTATGAGAAAACTTTTAAATAACGTGTATACCTTTTTGCCAAAAATGTACCAAGGTGCCAACATAAAGGAATTAGAAAAAGCAGCAGATTTAGTAGTTCATACAAAAGCCCCAGGCAAATGGGTGCTACTTGATTTAGAAACAGGACAGCAGTATATTGGATTAGACGAACCTGATCAATATGGGATGTGGAAAAGAATTAAGTAAGGGAAAACAGATGTTTATTGCTAAGATTAAATGTAAGATTTTTGGGCATTCCCTAGTATTTGCTGGCAACTGCCCATATAATGGGGTTGTTTATGATTTTTGTGAAATATGTAATATGACAATACCAAGAGAAGGATATGAGGTTGATTGATATGATCTCTCATTCTTTAGATAGAGTAATTGTTTGGGAAGATATATCTGACGATTTGTCTGTATTAAAAAAAGATATACTTAGCGAATATGATAAAAGAAAACATTCATTAGTAGAGCACCATACTGGGTACAGAATGGTGATGGATAAAACTATGCCATCTAATAATAAGCTTGATGAATATTTTGCACCATGCCTAGAAGAATATATTAAAGCTTATGGATTAGACCCTAAAGAAACATATGACTTTTCTGACTGGATTTTAATTGGATGGACTGTCCCAGAAAGAGGAATGCCTTTACACAATGATCATATAGCTGACGTATCTCTAACTGGCACAGAATTCGAGCAACCGTTTTTAACAGCTATATTTTATTTATCTCATGACTGTGAAGGGGGCAACCTAGAGTTCCCAGATTTAAATTTTACTTTAAAGCCCAACAATGGAACATTAATAATATTCCCGTCAGATTTTAATCACGAAGTTTTAAATTATCTTAGTGGAGAAAGAATTGTTATACAAAAATTTGTATTTAAAGAATCTGAAGATGATAGAAAGGCAAGAAAAATAAATGTTTAATTTAGTAAATAAATATAACGACATTTGGGAATGGCATGAAGTTTTAAAAACCCCAGAAAAAATACATGATATGGTTAAAGATAAAGAGTGGGGCAGCTATACAAATAAACTTCCCAAAAAAGATGAAGTAGAATCTAAATATTCTTCTGGTTCTATTTTAGGCAGATCTGTGCAGGTATGGCCAGAAGAAGATGCACATAAAATTATTTTAGATGGCTTTATTAAATGCCTTGAAGATTATAATAAAGAAAATAATTTAAACCTGACAGTTAAAAATATATATCAAGATTCATTTACTTATAGAGAATATTTGCCAGGATCCTTTCTTCCAGCACACCCAGATGTGTACGCATATGTAAAAAAAGATGATTTAAAAGTTCTTCCGCTATTTACAATAATTCTTTATCTTAACGATGACTATGAGGGCGGTGAAATTAATTTTATTGATGATAAATTAAAAATTACACCAAAATCTGGTTCTGGGGTTATGTTCCCCAGCAAAAAGGTACACGAAGTTTTAGAATTAAAGTCGGGAATAAGACGTATGGTTCAAACCTATGTACACGAACATGAAAGATCTTACTATGACCAAGACACAATGTCTTCAAAATACTGATATAATATTATTATGAACACTAACCCACCACCTTGCTTTTACTGCCCAGAGGTAAGTAAATACTCAGAACCAGAGCTTGAGACTGGTGCCGTTATAGATGTTTGCGAAAAACATTTTCATTTAAAATACATGGGATAAGCACTTTGATTGACAATTTTATTAATAAATAGTATTATTGTTATAATAAGGCAATCCCGCTTTTAATTTAAGGAGTAAAAATGTCGTCAAATGTTTTAAAAACCGAAGATTTATTGTACACCCATAGTTTTACAGATAACAATGGAAACAATGTAGATCTATCTCAATTTAAAGATAACTTGCTTTTATTAGTTAATGTTGCAAGCAATTGTGGATTTACAAAACAATATGCTGGTCTACAGTCCCTTCATGAAAAATATAAAGACAAAGGTCTAGTAGTTATTGGTTTCCCATGTAATCAATTTGAAAATCAAGAACCAGGCACAGATGAAGAAATTAAAGAATTTTGCCAAAAAAATTATAATGTAACATTTTTAATGTCAACAAAAATTGAAGTAAATGGAGAAAATGCTCATCCTTTATTTAAGCAATTAACATCGCAAGCTGACTTTGATGCCTTGCCTTGGAACTTTACTAAATTCCTTATTGATAAGAATGAATTTAGATCAATGGGGCCAGATGCCACACCAGAACAAATTGATAAATTTGTTGCTGAAATTTTGGGAACACCGTAAAGTATAAAATGAATTCAATAAAAATGTCAGATGAGGTATGGTATTTTGAAGACGCCATTGAAGAAGCAGAACAACTTTTAGCTTTTCCAACAAATTGGAACCAACCAGCTAATCATGATTACATGCTTTCATCTGACATTCATACAAAAGAATATTTAGATATAACAGACAATGCCATATTTAAATGTTTAGATGTTTGGTATAAAAATCACAAAACATTAAATCCTGCAAAATATAAGGTGGCTAGAAGAACTTATATAAATAAAAGAGGTCCAGGTGGAGGGTACGGCCCACACACAGACTTTGCATCAATGCCTGACGGCACTTACGAACAGGTTACCGCAACCATACTTGCTTATCTTTGTGACCCAGAAGGATTTGAAGGAGGAGAGATATTCTTCCCAGACTATGACGTAACCATTAAACCAAAAATGGGAAGTGTAATCATTTTTGGTGATAAGGTCAGGCATGGAGTAAATGATGTTACTTCTGGACAAAGAGCTATTGCAAGCACCTTTTTAATTAAAGATAGATATTTTTATAAAGAAATGGGAGCAAATAATCCAAAAGAGCCTACTCTTGAAGAAATTAGAAAATTTGAATTAATGGTTCCTCAATATGAACCTAAAAACGGCAACACAAATGTTTCTGAATATCTTGATGATTTGGAATAAAGGGAGTATAAATGTTTGAAATAGTAGATGATTATGGGAAAAATGGAATCCATATTAAAAATTGTTTGTCTAAAGAAGAGTGCGAACAGATACTTAAGTTCATTGAATTAAATAAAAATAATCCAGAGTATGATTTATTTGAAAGAAACCGCTCTTACATAGATGTCTATGCTATGAAAAATTTTTTAGATTCATACACAGGCATATTTCCTGAAGACAATTTATTTAATCTTTTAAAAGAAAGAACTGACAAAGCTGCTAAAATTTATTTAAATCAAAATAAATTAGATTCATCTAATTACAATTTTTCACAACCCGAGTCAGATATAGTTTCTAAAGAAGAAGGACATTGCAAAAATTTTTCAATTAAATCTTGGAAAATTGGAGCTGGGCTTAGGGATCATGTTGACACATATAGCTTGTTTGACAAAACCATTGTGAGCTGTGTATTTAGCATTATTGTTTATCTTAATGATGATTATGAAGGTGGAGAGCTTGTTTTAATGCCATCTGCCGTTATGCTTCCCAAAGGAAGAACGGCTGAACACAAAAGAAGTTCTGATATAACAATTAGACCATCCGCTGGAAGCATGGTTATTGTTGACGCAGAAATAGTTCATAGAGTTGAGCCCCCCACTAGCGGAAAAAGAATGACTACAGATAGACCAATATACTTATTACAATAAACTATTATGGCTAAACATTGGGAAGATAAATCTCAGTGGATCACACATTGTCCTATATGCTTTTGTGCAACCACCCATCAATTATTAGACTTTCATATGCAATACCATGAGAATCAAGTGGGGCAAAAAGCTATTGACGACACTCAGCAAATATAGTATACTGATTGTATGAGAGAGCCAAAAATTATAAAAATGGATTGGCGTTCATTAAACTATTGGCCCGTATACAAAGATGGAAAGAAAGTGTGGGTACCTAAAGATGATAAATCATTCAACAAAGATACAGAAAACTAGGATATGGCCATTACGATGGATAGGAAATTTTTGTGGGGAATATGCTGGTAATCATTTAGTTAAAGCTATTAATTTAGATGAGGAATTGGATAGTGCTTTAGGATTTCGTTATAAATACCACGCTAAAATGTGGGTAATTCTTAATAAGCCTTATGAGCGATGGGGAACATACTACACTATAGATTTGGACGGCTGGAAGACAGAGTTAGAT